TGGTTAACCTCTATGGGTATCTGCACAATGGCATTCAACCTTAACGGTTTCAACTTCAACCAGTCTGTCGTAGACGCACAAGGTAAAGTTGTTCCTACATGGGGTGACGTGCTTAACAGAGCAAACCTTGGTATGGAAGTAATGCACGAGCGTAATGCTCACAACTTCCCACTTGACTTAGCATCTGCTGAGACAAGCGAAGTAGCACTTGTTGCTCCTTCTATCGGTTAATTCTTTAACCCATAATTGTAAACAAGGGGTCTTTATGACCCCTTTTTCATAGGAGAAAAAATGGTAGCTTCAACACTACAACAAACAGATAGGGGATGGTTTGACGATTTAGATGATTGGTTAAAACGTGATAGATTCGTTTTTATTGGATGGTCAGGTTTATTACTCCTTCCTTGTGCCTTTCTAGCAATAGGTGGATGGTTCACTGGAACTACATTCGTTACTAGTTGGTACACACATGGTATTGCATCTTCATATCTTGAAGGAGCAAACTTTTTAACTGCAGCAGTCTCCACACCTGGTGATGCTATGGGTCATAGTCTTCTATTCCTTTGGGGCCCAGAAGCACAGGGAGATCTTGTGCGTTGGTTTCAATTGGGTGGACTATGGAATTTTGTTGCACTTCATGGTGTATTTGGCCTTATAGGATTCATGCTAAGACAATTTGAGATAGCAAGACTTGTTGGTATTAGACCTTACAATGCTCTAGCATTCTCTGCTGTTATTGCTGTATTCGTAAGTGTCTTCTTAATATATCCTTTAGGACAGCACAGTTGGTTCTTCGCTCCTTCATTTGGAGTAGCAGCAATCTTCCGTTATGTTCTATTCATTCAAGGTTTCCATAATATTACTCTTAACCCATTTCACATGATGGGTGTAGCAGGTATTCTTGGTGGAGCTTTACTTTGTGCTATTCATGGTGCAACAGTTCAGAACACCTTGTATGAAGACACAAGTGTTTACTCTGAAGGTAAAGTACAAAGTTCAACCTTTAGAGGATTTGATCCAGTGCAAGAGGAAGAGACATACTCTTTCATTACTGCTAACAGATTCTGGTCACAGATCTTTGGTATTGCATTTTCTAACAAGAGATTCCTACACTTCTTGATGCTTTTTGTACCTGTTACAGGTATGTGGGCATCATCAATCGGTATTGTAGGTCTAGCACTTAACTTAAGAGCATACGACTTTGTATCTCAAGAGATAAGAGCAGCAGAAGACCCAGAGTTTGAGACCTTCTACACTAAGAATATTCTTCTTAATGAAGGTATGAGAGCATGGATGTCATCTGTTGACCAACCTCACGAAAACTTTGTGTTCCCAGAGGAAGTATTGCCAAGAGGTAATGCACTCTAAATAAGACTGAGACATCATTCGTGCGGTCTCTACAAAAGTCGGAACTTAAGAGACCCTAACTAGTGTAGGGTCTCTTTTTTTATGGACTTAGATGAACAAATAAAATTAGGGCATTTACTTCTTGAGGAAAGAGTATGTAGAGTTTGTAGAGAAAATAAAAATCTTTTACACTCTTACTATAGGGTTCGTAAAAATCCTAAGTTGGCTTCTTCTTATTCATATGAATGTAAAGAGTGTACAATCAAAAGGATTCTTAATAGTAGAAAGAAAAGTACAGATAAATCTGATTGGGTATATCCTGATTGGTAATTATGTGTTACAATTAACATTAGAAAGAGGTATCATCCTATGCGAGAACAAATGATTAAGGCACTTATAGCCCACGCACAAGGCGACATTGAAAAACATAAGGCAAACATAGAGGTTTATCTTTCAAATCCTGCTGGTATTGGTGAACACTCAGATATCATAGAGGCAATGGAGCACGAATTAGATATGATTGCAAAATATATGGATCAGATAGAGGTTATTCAAAAATACTTTACAATAAAAAAATGATCTTTTTAATCGGTATCATGTCCTTTGCAAATTTTGTATTCTATCCTTTAGTGATAGGATTCATAATTGCTCTGGTAATAGAACAAATTTTTAGATCACAAGATAAAGCACCAGAGATTCTTAGATCTATGGCAATAAGAAAATATCTTTGGAGACAAGCATGGTTGTTTAACATTGTATGGTTCATTGGATATATTATTCTTATGTTTGTTATGAGAGGAGAACAGTCACAGATGCCTGATTTAATTTGGCAAGGGTAAATTTTTGTGATATAATATTACTAAATATCCCTTGTTGATGATGGTCTATGTTATTGGGCTTCTTATGGTTGTCACCATAGTAGCATTTGTATACATTCTAAATCTTTATAACCCCCATAGATAACAATTATGCACGGAAAATTAGATCCAGAAGAAAGTGTGTTGTCGAGTAAAGTATCTTTACAACCACAGAACTTTACTATCTTTTCAAAAGATGGTTGTCCATATTGTATAAAGGTTCAAGAAGTATTAGATTTGGCTGGTCTAAATTTTGTTACTTATAAATTAGATAAGAACTTTGATAAACAAGCTTTCTATAGTGAGTTTGGGGAGGGAGCAACTTTTCCTCAAGTAACATTGAATGGAGAGAAACTTGGTGGATGCACTGATACAGTTAAGTATCTACAGGAAAAACAATTAGTCTAATGTATTCAGATTTCGATAATGTTTATGACATGATCGAACACGCTATGGAGTATTCTTTTCAAGGAAAGATGCAACTTAAGTTTTATGATTTTTTAAAATCTTACAATGCAAAGAAATATGAGATTGACGAGTTTCTTAATAGTTCAACTGCACATGAGTTAGGTGAAACTATTCTAGAACTAGAAGAGTATCTTAAGGGAGGTAGCGATTCAAATCATAAACAATTAAGAGAAGGTTATGGCCACATACCAAAACCTCAAGCAAGAAAAATTAAAAATTACTTGATAGGCATCCTTGAAGATGCAATGAGGTACAGTAATGACAAAAAAAGAGGAAGAAGAAAAAAAGACTCTAAATAAAAACACCACCGATATTAATCGTGGTGTTGAATTATTGTTACGAAATAGGAGGAAACCAGAACAACCAAAAACAATACAGGTAAAGTTTGGAAAATTGGTTTCTCTTTGGAACAGAGAGATTGTTTTTCATTTCAATGCCTACTTAGACATTAGAAAAAAATAGCATCTCTGGGAGGAGTATTATGTCAGAAACATTAGTTGTAACGTTGACACTCATGACACTTGTGTCTATACTTGCACTTATGGTAGGAGGTATGATAGGATGGATGGCAAGACAACACTCATACGAAACAACTCCTCAAATGGTCTACTCTCATCCAGAGATGTTTGACGCAAATGGGAATGTTCTTCCCGATGAAATTTTAGCAGTACGTTTTGAAAACACTCATGACACCAGCGAAGACTACGACGAGGAAGAGTAAAACTCTAGTCGCAAAAACACCAAGAAAGAGAAAACCAGCAGCTCCTGCTATCGATTCTCTCCCAACAAATCCATTCGTATTTGAAATATTTGATTTAGTATCAAAGCAAAAAACAAATCCTAAAAGGGTAGAAGCATTACAGTATCATGCTCATGATTCTGTAAAGTCTATATTGATTTGGAATTTTGATACCACTGTCATTTCACTTCTTCCTGAAGGAGAAGTTCCGTATGGTGATCTCAAAGATCAAAATGTATACTCTGGCAGTTTGTCTGATAATTTAGCAATGGAAGCAAGAGGTGGTGAGGCTGCCACTAAACAGGACTTACAAGGGCAAGGAAAGACTTCTTTAAGACGAGAGTGGACAAACTTGTACAACTATGTTCAAGGGGGCAACAACACCCTTTCTACGATACGTAGAGAGATGATGTTCATTAATCTTTTGGAAGGATTACATCCAAGAGAGGCTGAATTGTTGGTTAAGGTTAAAGATAAAAAGTTAAATGAGGTTTATGATATCTCCTTTGATGTTGTAAAAGAAGCGTATCCAGATATTCAATGGGGAGGTAGATCATGACCACTAAAGTAAAAGAGGAAAATAAAGTGGCTAAGGAGAAGAAAGAAGATAAATTCAATCCATCTGATTATTCTTGTGAAATTATATTAGAGAAAACTACATTTGAAAAAGCTCAAGATAAGAGTTTTCCCAGTGATGCTTTTTTAGTTTACTATATTCTTGATGGAAAGGATCTCTTAGATGTCACTCGCTCCGCTAAGATGGTGAGTGTATTTGACATGTATTATGATAGATATGGTAAAGACTGTGTTAAAAAAATTGATTTTGGATTTGGTACAGTAAATCCTGGCCAATGGGGGTATAAACCACCAGAAAGAAAAAGAAAGAGGAAAGGCAAGCATGAGTGACGAACTACTTAAATCTCAGATAAACGCTTTGATTAGAGATGAGATTCAGGATGTAATTAATGATTATATTGATGACAAAGAATCTACAGAAAAATCTAGTAAGGAAACTGGTTTAGGTTTTGTCTCTAATGAAGATGATGATACGGAACTGAAATTAAATATTTCTAATAGAGAGGTTGATAAGTTAATCAAAGAGTATAAAAAAATAAAGAAAAAACAAAAATCAAATTTTGGCCAAATTAAAAAACTTGGTTTGGTTGATAAGAATGGGAAACCACTGTAAAAAAGTATCACATATTACAGTTCTACTTGCATATATAGTATAATTGTGTTAGAATTCTAACACACGTTCACCCCACAAGGGGCGCAAGTAAGCCGACTCGGAACGGATCGTTCATCCTATGCCACTTTTAATTACTGCTCTTTTATCTTGTGAAAGTGCTGAGAAAATGATTTCTCGGATACCACTTTCTATAGAAGGAAAATCTGAATTAATTCAGGTAATCCAAGAGAATGCTGAGAAAGGATGTGTATGGGACGCAAAAGCCGACTGAAGGAACGGGCCTAATCCACCCTACCTTTGGAGAAAGCCAATGGCAAAAGTCACTTACCGTGGTGTCGAGTATGACACTGAGGAGTATAACGCAAAAGTGTTAGCGGAAGCAGCACAGCGTAACAGACACGATCTCATGTATCGTGGACTGAAAGTTAAATCAGGGGCAGTACCCTGCAGTTAAAATTAAGGGAGGGTTGTTACCCTCCTTTTTTTATGTTATAATATTGGGGAAAAGGTATCATGATGGATAAAGAAAAACTAAAACTCATTGTTAGAAACCTTAAATCTCTAGTAGATGCTCTTGAATCTGAGATACACTCTGATCCTGAAGCTTATAAATATGAGAATTATAAGGAAATTGATTTACCTCTTGTTGATTATGATGAAGTATTTGAGGACGATGACGGTTAACCTATGGATGTAAATTTAGTAAGCATTACTCCTGATGCAGAGAAAACAATGGCATACATTGCCAGAGTTTCTAATCCCTCTAATCAGGACAATGACAAATATGCAGGACTATTAAAGTATTGCATCAAACATAATCACTGGTCAGTTTTTGAGCAGTCCTCTATGACTTTAGAGATTGAGACTACTCGTGCTATTGCTGCACAGATATTGCGTCATAGATCTTTTACTTTCCAAGAGTTCTCTCAAAGATATGCTGCTAGTACAGCGTTAGGCACCCTTGAATTACCAAAGCTTCGTAAACAAGATGCGAAGAATCGCCAAAATTCTACTGATGATTTGGATCCTAAATTAGTGGAATCATTAAACATGCAAATGGGAACATTATTTGGTTCATCATTAGCATTGTACAATCAAATGTTAGAGTTGGGTGTCGCAAAAGAATGTGCCAGAATGGTATTGCCTTTATGCACTCCAACTAGAATATACATGACTGGTTCATGTCGTTCTTGGATACATTATATTAATCTAAGATCTGCACATGGAACTCAGAAAGAACATATGGACATAGCAGAAGGATGTAGGAAAGTGTTTACCGAACAATTCCCTTCAGTCTCAGAAGCCCTTGAATGGATCTAAATAACTTTACAAAACGTTAGAACTTATGCCCACGTATCCTGTTAAAAATTTGAAGACTGGAGAAACAAAAGAGCTCTCTATGTCTATGATTGCGTATGAAGAATGGCGAAAGAAAAATCCTGACTGGGACAAAGATTGGACCGCAGGAGTCGCTGGTGTTGGTGAAGTAGGTGAGGTATATGATAAACTTAGGGTCAAACATCCTGGCTGGAATGATGTTTTATACAAAGCATCAAAAGCACCAGGATCTAAAGTTCGACCCGTTTATTGATTATGCCAAGAAAGAAAAAGAATCCAGACCAACCTATAGGAGTTGGTTTAACGGCTAAACAAATGAAAAGGAAGAAACCTATAGGTTCTGAAATGTTGAGAGATATTGAACCTCTCACTGAGAATCAGCAAGTTCTTTTTAATGCATATGAATCTGGTAAAAATTTAATAGCATATGGTGCTGCGGGAACTGGTAAAACATTTATCACACTTTACAACGCATTGTGTGATGTGTTAGATCAAAGCACACCGTATGAAAAAATTTATATCGTAAGATCTTTAGTTGCTACTAGAGAAATTGGATTTTTACCTGGTGATCATGAGGATAAATCGTTACTTTATCAAATTCCATATAAAAATATGGTAAAGTATATGTTTGAAATGCGTACGGAAGCAGATTTTGAAATGTTATATGGTAACTTAAAAACACAAGGAACCATTGGATTTTGGAGCACTTCGTTCATTCGTGGTACAACATTTGATAAAGCCATTATTATAGTTGATGAATTTCAAAACTTGAATTTCCATGAACTTGATAGTATAATAACAAGGGTAGGTGAAAAAACAAAAATTATGTTCTGTGGTGACGCTACCCAAACTGATCTCATTAAACAAAATGAGAGAAATGGTATCAGTGACTTTATGAAAATTCTTAGGATCATGCCATCATTTGATCTTATTGAATTTGGAGTTGAGGATATTGTTCGATCAGGTTTGTGTAAGGAATATCTACTTTCAAAATTGGAAATTGGTTTATGACTTTTACTCATTATAATTATCTCGGTGATCTTGAATTAGAAAAAAAAGAAACTCCTGGCTGCCGACTGTATCATCTTCCCGATGGTCAGTGGGTTCCCTCTATCACGTCTGTAACTTCTTTTTATAATCGTCAGATCTTTACTGAATGGAGAAAAAGAGTTGGTAATGAAGAGGCAAATAGGATTACGAAAAAAGCAACTGCTCGTGGAACTGATTACCATGAAGCAGCTCAAAACTATTTGTTAAATCTTGAATTGAACTGGGATGATTATAAACCAGCAACCCAGTATATGTTTCATCATTCTAAACCATACCTAGATAAGATAAATAATATACACGCTATAGAAAGAACTTTATACTCAGAATACCTTGGACTTGCGGGTAGAGTTGATTGTATAGCAGAATATGAAGGAGAATTAGCTGTAATAGATTTTAAAACTTCGGAAAAAATTAAACCAGAAAAGTGGCTTGAAAACTACTTTGTCCAAGAAACTTTTTATGCAGCAGCATATTTTGAATTAACAGACATCCCTGTAAAAAAACTTATCACTTTAATGGTAACACCTAGTGGTGAAGTTAAAATATTTGACAAAAGGAATAAAGGGGATTATATTAAATTATTAGTACGCTACATAAAAGAATTTGTATCTTTCAATACTGGATATCATGAGTCCTGATAAAAAAGTAAAAAAAACAGGGTTAGCCCGAAATTCTACAGTATACAAAACATCTAAGAAGAATAGTGGTATTCTTGATGTTGATAAAGCGTTTGAACAAAAATTCTTTTGTCCTGCAAGATTTGCACAAGAGATTGAGGGTTTAGTAAAGAATCAAGAAGATATGACTTACATTGATGCGATAGTGTATTTCTGTGATCTTAACTCTATAGATTTAGAATCAGTTCCTAAACTCATATCAAAACCTCTAAAGGAAAAAATCAAGTATGAGGCACAGGAATTAAACTTTCTAAAAAGAAGTTCAAGAGCGAAACTACCTCTGTAAAATGGAAGAAGAATATCCTGTTAATGATCTCTATCAAGACATGGAGAGACTCAATGCTCTATATGAGGAACTAATGTGGCCTCATGATGTTGATCTTGAATTTAAGGCAGACTACAAAAATAACAGAATTATTATTTCACTTAAGAATGATGCCCTTTGATGCCTATCGTTGTTACTTGTCTTTAAAAAATCACTTTACTAAAG